AGCACATTGTAACAAAAATGGATATAAGTTTAAATGGGTAAATGAGTATAATATCATTGAGTATATTAACGAAACCGATTTTGATACATATGATAAAATTAAACAACTTAATAAGTTAAAAAATGGAATTAAAACAAATTAAAATAAAATCAATAAAAAAATTAGAGCAAAAACGACATGTTTATGATATTTCTGTAGAGGGGAATCATAACTTTTTTATAGGTAATACCGAAACACTCACACACAATTGCGACTACTTAACACCAGTTGCACAAGCAGCTCTTCGTAATCTAATGGAAACATTTAGTAAGAGTACGAGGTTTATATTGACTTGTAATTATCCTGAAAAGGTTATTGACCCAATTCAAAGTAGATGTCAAACATTTGAAATTATACCACCAACTAAAAAAGATGTGGCTAAAAGGTTGAATGATATCTTAATTAATGAGGGTATTCAATTTGAAATGCAAGACCTTGCGGTTATTGTTAATAGTGGATACCCCGATATTCGTAGGGTAATAAACGCTGCACAGCGACAGGTTATTAATGGTAGGTTGGTTATTGATAAACAATCCAGCATTGAATCAACCTATTCTGAAAAGATTGTGGATATCCTAAAAAGTGGTGTGGATACAAAAAATAAATTCACACAAATTCGCCAAATATTGGCAGATTCAAAGGTAAGGGATTATACAAAGTTGTATTCAACTCTATATGAGAGGGTGGATGAGTATGCCGGAAATAAAGTTGGAACAACAATTGTTAATATAGCCGAAGCACAGTATAAGGATTCGTTGGTGGTGGATAAAGAAATAAATGTAATGGCAATGTTTGTAAATATTTTAATGTAAATAAAGGATAAAAATGGCAAAATTAGTAGATTTCAAAGGGGGAGCACCCCAACAACCTGAACAACCCGTTCAGTTTAATGTAGACCCAACAAAGCTTCAGACGGTTACTTGTCCAAATTGTGAGGGTATCTTTTTTGAAGAAAAGATGATGTTCAAAGAACTACCTGCGATTCAATCTCCAAACGGGAAAGCATCAATGATTCCTATCCCAGTGGTTGTTTGTAATGAGTGTGGAACTGTACATCCGAAGTTTGTACCAAAAGGTTTATTTGATGCCTCCGAAGAAAAAAAGTGATAGTTCCGAAGGAACGATAAAAGCTAAAACTCTTTTTGACCATTTGAGTGCTTTGAAAGAAAACAAAACGAAATGGGAATCCCTTTCGGATGTTGATAAAAAATCGTTTTCGGTTTATCTTGCCAATCGTTGGTTGAGTATGAATTTTGAATTCATTGATTTAGTAAATGAAGTTCAAAGATTCACCAATGGTCAAATGGGTGCTAGGGAGGTGTATAAGGTATATTATGATTTTTTACCAAAGAAAAAAACTTTTGATAAATACATAAAAAAATCTGGCGGAAATGTTGTTTCTGAAGAAATTATTTCGTATATTTGTAAGTACTTTGAGGTCTCAAGCAGAGAAGCTGATGATTATTTAGAGATATTATCAGAGGATGAGGTTAGAAGTATTATAAAAAAGTATGGCGTTAAAGATTCTCAAATTGATAAAATGTATAAAGATGCAGCAAAGTAAAGAAATGGTAAACCACCCTAATCATTATGGTGGGGTAGATAATCCTTATGAGGCAATTAAGGTTATAGAAGCATGGGATTTAGATTTTCATTTGGGTAATACAGTCAAATACATATCTCGTGCCGGAAAGAAACACCAAGATAAAGAATTAGAAGATTTATTAAAAGCAAAGTGGTACTTAGATAGAAAAATTCAAAACTTACAAAATGGAAAATAACATATTAGATGATGTTTATGATGGTATGATTGTATTGGATGGATTTAATGATTGTATTTTGGGTAGGGTTGAGCAGGCGGGTAGTGATACAAAAATACTCTATTCAATTAAAGCCATTCTATCAAAACTTATGGAGAGGGATGGTATGAGTTACGAAGAGGCCTATGAGTTTTATGAATACAATATTTTAGGTTTGCATGGACATGAACCATTCCCAGCTTTTTTGATTGATTATGAAAAATAGTTTTAGTAGTATACTTGATTTTACAACCCCAACGGAGTCTCCAGGCGATGTGAAGGTTTCTTACTCTCAGTTCACAATGTGGGTTAATTGTCCTAAAAAATGGAAATTAACTTATATGGATGGGCATAAAGAGGATGAACCTTCTATTCACCTGCTGTTTGGGACAAGTATGCACGAAACTATTCAGGAGTGGTTAAAAACACTTTTTACAAAATCTCCATTAGAATCCGATGAAATGGATTTGGGGGCTTTGTTAAGAGATACAATGGCTAGGGAGTATAAATCTCTTTTAGAAAAGAGAGCTGATTTAAAAGATTGGATTACAAAATCTCAAATGAATGAGTTTTATTTGGATGGAGTAGAAATACTGAATGAGCTAAAGAAAAGTAGGGCAGAGTTATTTTCAACCAGAAAGTGGAAGTTATTTGGTATTGAAACAAAGTTGTACCAACCCATAGTAAAGGGTATGGAAAACATAAAAATGATTAGTTACTTAGATTTGGTTTTTGAAGAAATTGAAACGGGTAACATTTTAATTGTTGATATCAAAACATCCACCAATGGTTGGAATAGTTATCAGAAAACAGATGAAACAAAAACAGCACAACTTATTTTATACAAACACTTTTTCTCACAACAATTTGGGATTGAATACAAAAAGATTGATGTAAAGTATTTAATCTTGAAAAGAAAGTTGAATGAGGCGATGATGTATAATGTAACCCGATTACAAAAGTTTTCACCAACAAATGGTGGTAGAACTATAAAGAAAACTCTTAAAATGTTTGAGGACTTTGTAAAAGAGGGATTCAACAAAGATGGTTCTCATAGGGTTGATAACAATTTCCCAGCAACTGCGGGATTCAATAATAAGCAATGTAAGTTTTGTCCTTTTAAAAGCAGATACGATTTATGCCCAAAAACTGATAGAATTAAAACCGATTTTTTATTAAGTATTTATCGTAGAAAAGATGAAAGTAACACAGAGATTTTACAGGAGCAAGATTATGATGAGGGTAGCATTAATTGGTAGTGAACGATATGAAAACCGAATGGAAATCAAAGATTTGGTTTTTAAGTTAAAAAATTTGTATGGTGATAATTTAATACTCATTTCAAGAGGTAATCAAAATGGGGTTGAAAAGTGGGTTAAGAAATGGGCATTGGAAATGGGTGTTAAATACATTGAATATAACTTAGCATCCACTCCAATGAACCTATACAGCGGAATGACCGAATCGTATTATGAAAAACCCTATCACGCAACACAAAAACTACATCAATATGAATTGATTGCTAGGAACGCAGATAAGATTCTATATTTTGGAGAAATATCACACGGAGAACTATCTCATTTCAAAAAAATGTTGAAAATAACTGGTTCAAAAGTAACTTTTATTGGGTAGAAATTAATATTTATAATAAAGTTAGTTACGAAAATTTATGGAATTAAAATTACCAAAGCTTAGGAAAATAGACCCTAACAAACCAAAGAAAAAGAAGATACTCCTTCTTTCAGATGATTTAAGATTATTTAGTGGAATAGCAACTCAATCAAAAGAGTTTGTTCTAAAAACCCTACACAAATACGATTGGGTTCAATTAGGTGCTGCATTAAACCACCCCGAAAACGGAAAGGTTTTAGATGTATCTGCGGATGCTGCAAAAGAAACTGGTGTTGATGATGCTTACCTAAAAATATATTGCACAAACGGATATGGAAATCCTGATATTGTTCGTCAATTGATAAATGTGGAAAAGCCTGATGCGATTCTACACTTTACTGACCCGAGGTATTGGATATGGTTGTATCAGATGGAGCATGAACTTAGGCAGATGATTCCAATATTTTATTACAATATTTGGGATGATTTACCTGACCCGTTGTGGAATTCACCTTATTACGCAAGTTGTGATTTGTTGATGGCGATATCAAAGCAAACTTATGGTATCAACAAAAGGTGTTTAAAAAAGTATGGTATGGATTTGCCTGATTGGACATTTAAGTATGTTCCGCATGGGGTATCCGAACATTTTAAACCACTACCAAAAGATAACGAAAAGTTGGTGGAGTTTAAGAAAAAGTATGGAATTGATAAGATGGAATTTGTGGTGTTGTGGAACAATAGAAATATTCGTAGAAAACAACCTGGTGATTTAATTATTGCTTTTGACCACTTTGTTCAACAATTACCAAAGGAGAAGCGTGATAAGGTTTGTTTGTTTTTACATACACAACCGGTAGATGAAAATGGAACGGATATACCCGAAGTTATTAAGAATTGCTCAAATGGTGGTAAATACATATTTACAAACCCTGGCATATCAACCGAAGAATTAAACCTATACTATAATTCAGGTGATGTAATTGTAAACCTTACCTCCAACGAAGGATTTGGATTAAGTACTTGTGAGGGAATGAGAGCAGGGTTACCAATTGTGGTAAATGTTACAGGTGGGTTGCAAGACCAATGTGGGTTTAAATTGGATGGTAAGTTTTTAACTGAAGATGATTATTTAGAATTGGGTTCGTTACACGATGTTCGTTCTGATTATTTGAGTAGATTGACTTGGGGCGAATGGGCGAAGCCGGTATGGCCATCAAATCGTTCATTGCAAGGTTCACCATTGACACCTTATATATTTGATGATAGATGTGATTTCAGAGATTTTGGAAACGCAATTAAGGAATGGTATGATACCCCAGCAGATGAAAGAGTGAAAGCGGGGATGTTAGCGCACGCATTTGTAAATGGTGTTGGTAATATGACAGCCGAAAAAATGGGTGAGACATTTATTGAATCAATGGAGTGTGTATTTGAAAATTGGAAACCTCGTAAAAAATTTGAAATAGTAAAAATATGAAAACTCTATAATATATTAATATAATAATGTAGTTTTACATTTTAATTACCATATTTATTATAAAAGTAAATGTATGAAAAATCAAAAAACAATACTGATAGATGCTGAATTACATCAAAAAATAAAGGTGTATTGTGCTAAGCATGGTATTAAACTTAGAGATTACATACAAAAAATTATATTAGAAAATATGGAGGCTAAAAATGAACTTAATTAAAAATTGTCCCGTGTGTAATTCTGAAATTTTTTATAAAAATAAATATAATTATAAAAATGCCATAAAACAGAATACTAAATGTGTTAAATGTCGTAGTGTTGGTATAAATTTAGGTAAATGTATCACCGAAGAAACAAAACTTAAAATGCGTAATTCACTAAAAGGTGTTGGTGCTACCGGAAAACATGTAAATTGTACTAATTGTAAT